CGATTTCTAGGCATGAATTGTGGAAGAGGAAAGGCTTCATACGATGCAGCACAACGTTGATCTTGAAAAACAGGTTGAGCCATTTAAAGTACCTACTTAATATAATCGTAAGATGTTTATTGTTCCATTTACTCACAAGAGTAAACTTTTAAATAATATACATGTTACGACGTTTCAGATTTTAACCATTGGAGGATCAGCACTATGGAATGAAGCCAGCTCTAATCCAAGCGAATTACTACACTCAAATGGAATCTATGTTTTATCTAAACCAGTTAAAATCAAAGATTTGTATTTATGTCACGTAGATACAACAAAAACACAAATGTCTGATTTTTATAACTGGAATGAAATTTCCATAGATGATCAAGATACATTTTGTTGGCGAACATTTTATGCATTTGGCAAGGAAGATGACTATCATAGTTGGCTGCCCATTCCAGAACAACCCACAATTGGAAAATACAACTATAAAGATATGTTTGATATGATTCTATCTTCCGTGCGTACATGATGGATCTAAACCCCAATGACGTTATCTATATAGATATGGACGCCCCACGCCATAGCACGCAAAAGAAAGTAAATACTGGTGGTGAGGAAACAGGTCAGAAAAATACAGAAGCGAATCGCTTTGCTAATCTATTGGAAGATAGTGCAGTTGCTGCCTATATTCGTCCATGGCATCGTATTGAGCGTGGCCTAAGATTAAATCGGTTACGTATTTTTGTAGAAGATATTGCTCCTCAGCATGATATGACAAAAGATGAAAAAGATGCATTTTTTGTATTTCTTCAAAAGGCATTGGATAAAAAACTCTTAAATACCCTAAAAGTAGTGATTTATGATCAAGATATTCAAAGGATTAATGCTATTAAAGGCCTTGAAATGAAACGACAAGAGGGCGGTACACTAAAATGGGGATTTAGCGTAAAGAAAACGAAAACAGATGTGCCAAGCGGTACACGAAAGAAAAAGAAGGATGAAATTCCTTCTTTAACCACCATTATTCCACAAGTGGAAAATGTAAAAATTGATGATGTAACCCAACAATAATAATAATAGATATAATGTATTTTAAAGATAAGCTAAAAGATGTAATTGAATTACTAGTGAATTGGCTATCGGATCCTCAGGATTTTGTACAATTAGAACAATGGATAGAATCTGCACAGACAATTGCAGACTCTTTTGAATTCTCTGAGAAAGAACAGACCTATGTAGATCGTATAATAGAAATGTATGAAGAACAACTAAAGGCTAAGATAAATAAGGCAGGAATTACACAAGGACGAGTATCTATCCCTGTATTGGATGAATTACTTTTAAGAAAGCAGTTGAGTCAACGGACACCAGAATGGTATGCACAAATGGCAACGGTAATTTCAGCTAGTGAATTGGGTAAGTTATTTGGTGCTCCAAGAGAGAGAGCCAAACTGGTTCTTTCTAAAACGGTTCCCTACGTACAACGATTTCAACCGCTTGCTGTACCATCTGACTCTATGAGTGCGTTTGATTGGGGTATTCGGTTTGAACCCGTTGTCAAACAGATCTATGAACATAAATATGGTGTCACGATAAAGGAACTTGGTCGTCTAAGTCATCAAGTAGATCCTCGGTGTACCGCTTCACCAGATGGCTTAATATATACTTGTCCAACGAATGAACGAACTGGTCGTCTTATTGAAATCAAATGTCCTGTTACACGTGACATAGATGGATCCGTTCCAAAGGATTATTATGCACAAATGCAAATGCAGTTACATGTAACGGGTCTTCATCTATGTGAATATGTGGAAGCAGTATTTACTTCTGTCTACAATCAAACATCTCTAAGGGAAGGGCCTGGGCAATATAATGGATGTATTGCGGTGATTCGCTATAATGAAATGAAGGGAGATCAGGAGTTCTATTATCTATACAGCCCTGTCAATGTAGAGTTAGACTGGATGCCGATCGTAGATGAAGAAGTGGTAGAGATCATTCCATGGAGGTTACATCAATGGAGTGAGCAACTGATAAAAAAATCAGAAGAATGGTGGGTATCTATTCAGCCGGCTCTAGATTCCTTTTGGAAAGACGTGGAGAAAGCCAAACAGGGTGCATTTACGGTTCCTGACTCTACACGGCCGTCCAAGAAAGCAAAAACAGAAACATGCCTGATTCAGTTTCATAAAATGGACGAGAATGGAATGGAACTCTAGATGCTTATGCTTCGCTAACGCTCTTTCCTGTATGATTTTCAGGAATGGCCATTGCCTCTGTTTTGTAGAAATTGAGAACCAGTTCTTGATTGGGAGCAGAGCAGCTATCAGGAGTACTACGTTTATAGTTATTTGTAAGTTGACGGAAGGTTCCTGTTTTTTCTATCATTCGGTTAAAGTCCGTTGCATAGCATGATCGACTGTTAACACATGAGACGGACTCTTTTACACGTGGAGGTTGCATTATATCGCCTAACAAGTGATAGGGCTGATTATTGTAGACATCGGATGGACCTGGTTTACCAGGAGGAAAATCCATAATAGCATTACTGTCTGAATCTGTTTCTATCACACTATTCGTGGGATTCTGAAAGGATTCCCAGTAGCTAAGATGGGGATATCCATACATGGCACCATTCTGTTTCTCCCACCAGTTAGCATGAGAAGCAGATGCAAAAGGTGCAATATAATTCGTAAAGTTCTGATGAGAACTTACCATAAGAAATATGCTTGCTAAAATAAGTATGATTCCAATGAAGATGTATTGATTCATCTCTCTCTACTTGCGTTATTGTTAAAAAATTGACAAGCAGATTCGTGTGTATCAATAGTATTCCGGAAACATGTCCATGATTAGTATGAAAGTGATTAAGCGGAATGGCGAATCCGAAGATGTATCCTTTGATAAAGTTTTGCAACGCATTCAACTTGCGGCAAATGGTTTAGAAGTGGATCCGACGTTGATTGCTCAGCGAACTCTCTTACGCATGTACGATGGAGTCAAGACATCGGAACTAGATGAACTCGCTGCACAGCTTTCCATTTCCCTTATGACTACCAATCCTGATTATGGAACACTCGCTTCCCGCATTGCAATTTCCAATCATCATCGGAATACATCAGATAAATTTACGGAGGTTGTTACACAGTTAGCTAACCAAACCGTTGAAAAAACGGGAGAAACTATCAGTATTGTATCAGACCAATTGGTGAATATTTGTAAAACATATGGCGAACAAATTAATCATACCATTGACTATAATCGTGACTATTTGTTTGATTACTTTGGCTTTAAAACACTAGAAAAACTACAATACCTGCTACGTGATACAAAAGGCAAAACCATAGAGAGACCTCAGCATCTTATTATGCGTGTGTCCCTGGCATTATGGGGCACAGTAGATATTGCAAAAGCATTTGAAACGTATGAACTCCTGAGTCAGAAATTCTTCATTCATGCTACACCGACGAATTTTAATGCAGGTACACCGAGACAACAGTTGTCCAGCTGTTTTCTCCTTTCTATGAAGGGTGACTCGATAACTGGCATCTATGATACGTTAAAGGACTGTGCACTCATCAGCAAACATGCAGGAGGCATTGGTCTTCACATTCACAACATTCGGGCGAAGGGGGCATTGATCAAAGGGACAAATGGAACGAGTAATGGTATTGTACCGATGCTGCGTAACTTTAATGATACTGCACGGTACGTTGATCAGTGCTTTACACCTGATACATTAGTATACACAGAACAAGGGCCGAAACTAATTGAAGATGTAAATGTTACAGATAAAATACTTACAAGTGAGGGAATTTATCATCGTGTTAAAATGCCAGTTCGTCATGAATACAGTGGAAAAATGTTAGAAATTCAAATTAAGAATTCAATCTATCCTATTCGTGTAACTCCTGAACATCAAATTCTTTCCTTACAAAATCAAGCAAAGGGGTTAAACTTTGATGTAATTCGTAATCGTTTAAATAAATCTCTTGCTAAACCTGATTTTGTTGATGTGAAAGACCTGAAAGAAGCAGACTTTGTAGTCTTTCCTATTCCAACACATGTACAAGATATTGAAGAACTGACAGAAGAGGATTGCCGATTTTATGGTATCATGCTTGGTGATGGACATATTTCATATGCTGCATCTGGTGTATGTTTAAATGACAATACTAAACTACAAACAATTGTATTTGTAAAACAATACCTTGAAGAAAGAGGAACTAAGTATAATGTATATACGGATAATCATACAGTTGATATTAAATGGTCTACTGCAACACCGCGATTTAAATTAACCCATTCTCAATTATATGATACTAATCATCATAAAAAGTGGGATACTCCTATGCTACATTTGCCCTTAAATAAAGTACAACAAGTTTTAAGAGGAATTATTGAGACCGATGGTTGTATTGGTGAAAAGGAAATTACAATTGAACTATCCTCATTAGGATTGATTGAATCTATTCGGTATGTCCTATTGCGTATGGGTGCATTAAGTTCAGGATATACTCGTAATCGTGTTGGAAATGTATCTACCTATAAAGAAATTACAACTAAACTTCCAACAAATGTGATACGTGTCCCTCGTATTAAGGAAATTATGGATATGTTTCCTAATGCACCAAATGGAGAATTCTTTAGTTATCTGAAGCATGAAAACTATTTATATTCCCGTATTCAAAATATTAGTGAAGTTCAATATGATGGTATTGTTCATGATTTTGAAATTGATGGACCGCATGATTATGTTGTATCACATCTGGGAATTGCACATAATGGAGGTGGTAAACGCAATGGCTCTTTCGCCATCTACTTAGAACCGTGGCATGCCGACGTAGAGGACTTTCTCAAGTTGAAGTTGAACACAGGCTCAGAAGAGGAACGGTGCCGTGATTTGTTCTATGCCCTGTGGATTCCTGATTTGTTTATGGAGCGGGTAGAGGCGAATCTACCTTGGACGTTATTTTGCCCATCTGAAGCCCCAGGCTTGGCAGATGTATATGGGGATGAATTCAAGGCCCTGTATGAACGCTATGAAGCAGAAGGCCGTGGCCGAAAGCAAGTAGATGCACAGAAACTTTGGTTTAAAGTACTGGATTCACAGATTGAAACGGGGACACCTTATCTCTTATACAAGGATGCCGCCAATAAGAAATCCAATCAAAAGAATCTTGGCACGATTAAGTCGTCCAATTTATGTTGTGAAATAGTTGAGTATTCCAGCCCAGAAGAGACCGCCGTGTGCAATCTGGCCTCCATCGCCCTTCCGTCCTATGTGACCAACAAAGTAGTTGATTATGCAAAGCTGAGGGAAGTCGTAAAGGTCATGATCAAGAATTTGAATCGTGTAATTGATATTAATTTCTATCCGACGGAAGAAACCCATCGGTCTAATATGCGTCATCGTCCAGTTGGATTAGGTGTACAAGGTCTAGCAGATGTCTTTGCCTTATTACGTGCTCCATGGGAATCAGAAAAAGCAGCAGATATCAATCAGCGAATCTTTGAACACATTTATTATGCCGCCGTGGAATCCTCTGCGGAAGTGGCAGAGAAAGAAGGTCCCTATTCTACCTATGAGGGTTCGCCCATGTCACAAGGTCTCTTTCAATATGATCTGTGGCAAACTCCCGATGGTGCCCCGATTGTACCACTTACACAATTAGACACTACACTTGACTGGTCCGCTCTAAAAGAGAAAGTAAAGAAGTATGGTGTTCGTAATTCGCT